ACTTACATTCATAGATTTTGCGACAGCATTAAACATTTTTTCTTTTTCTGTTACTTTCATATTATTTGGAAGTCCAGTTGAAAATCTTTGTATATCTCCAACTGCCGCAGCAGTTCTCATCATTGCAGATGAACCAGGATCTTCAGCATCACTATCTGGATCTTTAACTCCAGATGATACAACTTGAATTTCATTAAACTGATACATCTGCCCATCGCCTTTATGAACAAGACTTTGAAATTCTCCAAGTCTATCTTGTCCCACAACAATAATCGCATCTGTATATCCATCATTGTATAAGGAAGAAAGAATATCAAAAATTGTTTTCTTGTCCTCACTATCAACAATATAATCAGCATAATCTGGGAACATAGATTTCATAAAAGAAATCTTTTGTTTTGGTTTTAAAGGATTTGTATTATCATCTTGTATTCTGCTTGGATAAATTCTAAATTCATATCCATTCCTTTTCGCAATACTATATCCTGCTTTTAATAGTGCTTCATGATTTTTAGAAGGAGGATTAAATCGTCCAACAACAATCGCAACACCATTTGGTTCTTCTTGCTCTTGTGGTGGTTGTTCTTCTTGTTGGGGTTGAGATTTTTGTTGCTGTGGTATTGCTTGTTGTTTTGGTTGTGCTGCTTGCTGTGGTGTTTTTTGCTCCCCACCTTTTCCAAAAAACTGAAGTTTTCCTCCTACAGTTTTTGCTACAAGATTACCCTGCGCATCATACCAATCTCCGTGCCCATCTCCTCTAAGACCACGGGATTTTGCTTCTTGTGATGCGAGAGTAGATACTGCTTCTTTTATAAATTGAGCAAACGTCTTCATTTATGTGTATTTTTAGATATTTATATTTCAACTAACTCCATTAAATTTAAATGCAAGATTAACAAATTGACCCAATTTGTGATTATTTCCTGATTTATTTGTTCGTATTGAAAAATTTAATTTTGTTTCTTTAGCATTGCAAATTAAATATATATAAAAATCTTGCTTTGATGAATTTGATTTTTCAATTCTTATTCCAGAATTTTTTTTAGATCTTTGAATACATTCTTTAACAATATCAACATCTGTTACTTCTTTATAATCTTTATCAATTGCTTTAATTGTAACGAAAGGGACGGCAAGATCAGATTTTACAACTTTTTTTAAAATCCATTCTTTTGTTTTTTCGTCATTTTTTTTCAATACTAATATAACTTTTTCCATAATCCATTTTAAATGTTCATCATATATTTTTTCATATTCTGCCTTGTTTTTTACTTCAAATCTTCCTAAAGAATTAACCATTTTAGATTTTCCATAGTCAGAAAAAGACCCTATAGGAAATTTATTATCAATTTTAGAATAAAATTTATCATAAGATTCCTTATTCCATTTTTCTATTGATTCGCCAAAATAAGAAATAACATTAGAAACATAAGTATTAAGAAATGGTTCTTTTGATGCTTCTGTTCCTGCTTTAATAGAAATGCCTATCCATTTTTCATCATTATATTTTATAAAAATGTCTCCTGGATGAGAGAGTTCTATTCCGTTTGGTTTTTTGCTTGGTGCCCAATAAATTTTTGATATTGATTTTCCTTGTTCTTGAAATTTTATAAATTTTAAAATTGCGATTGCATTTTTTATTTTTTCTTTAAATTTTTCAGATTTTGGTGCTTGTTTTATATAAACTTCACCATTTTTTGCTGATATATCATCCAAATAACATTGAAGTTCAGAATTATTTTCTTCTACAATTTTTTCATAAAATTTTTCTGGATCATCTTCTTTTATTTCTTTCAGATACGCAATACAAGGAAAAAGCTCAGTTATAGCAGAATTTAATTTTTTTGCTGCATTTCCACTAATATAAGGAGATTTTTCTGGAACTCCTTCTCTTTCTAATCTTTCATAAGCTGCCTCCATCCTTTGAACTAAAGGAATTTTTGTTTCTTCCATATAGAAATTCCCTCTTTCTTTTATTTAGAAAGAGGGAATTAAATTATTCTGAATCAATTACGCAAATGTCTTCATCAATACAAGATTTTTAGTTATTTATATTTTTCTTGTATTCATTTATTTTCTTCAAACTCATCTTCATAAAAAAAGAGGGACAATCCCTCTCCTTTTTATTATTCTGTTATTTGTTCTTCAATTCGTTTATCAATTTCTTGAATCACATTACGAACATCATTGATTCTTTCTGGTGGAAATTCATAACTGTATCCTTTTTGATGTTCAAAAAGGATATGACGAACTACAGCAGCAGAACGAATATCCATTGTTACATTTACACTTTCCATCAAATGTCCCCCTCTTCACGATTTTCACTATAGAATGCATCAAAAAACCCATCTGGATATCGCTTCATTAATTTATCCATATTTGTTTGAATCACTTCATCAAAAGGAACTTCAAGGGCAATACAGGCTTGTGCGACATACCACATCGTATCTCCAAGTTCTTTAATTAGATGTGTGCGAACTTCTTGATTCCAAGGTTTTCCTTGGAAAACCATTTTTTTTACAATTTCAAGGAATTCTCCTGCTTCGGCATTCATTCCAACACCAGCAGTTAAAAGCCTTTCAATATTTGCTCCTTTTTCATCAAGTTCTACAAGACGGTCAGCAAGAGCAACAAAATCTTTAGAAGCATCACTTGTTACAGCATTTACAAAATTTTGATATTTATTAAAGTCAATTCGTTGTGTCATTAGAATTTAAATCCAGAAAATTTATTTTGTTTGGATTCTTTAGATCTTTCCTCAGATTCATATTCATCTTGTCCAGAATCTAAAATATCCTTTTGAGCATTTTGCTCACAATCATACAATCTCATCTTACCTCTATCAATACCAATGACGAACCTTTTATATTTATCAGTTTCAGCATATCTATTCTTTAATTGTTTGACCATAATCTGCCCCAATTGTTCAAGTTCTTCTGTACTGATTAAAGCAAACATAAGGTCAGCAGTAGCAGGAAGCCCAAAGGATTCAGAAGTATCCGTAAGGTCTGGGTCAGAACTGGAAAACCCACTGCGGGTTGTTTGTGTCGCACTGACGATGGGAACATTCATCTCTACAGCAAGACCACGAAGTTCTTCTGCGATTGCCTTTACATAAGAATAAGAATTAACAGAAAAATTTGATTTGTATCTACTGGAAGAACAGATATTAAGATAGTCAATAAAAATAATATCAGGTTTAAAGGATTTCTTAAGAGATAATTCATTTAATAATGCTTTAAAATGTCCTGTATGTGCGGAAGCAGTTGGATATTCCTTAATAATTAATGTTCCTTGTGTTTTCTTAGAAATATTATTCAATTTTGTATCAAACATCATTTTAGGAATTGTTTGAATATCTTTAATATTCACATTTAAGAGATTTGCGTCAATTCTTTCAGCAATTCTTTCTTCCGCCATTTCCATTGTAATGTAGAGTACGTTCCTCCCTTGGAGCAACACGGAGCTAGCCACATGGCACATAAACAAGGATTTGCCTACACCAGTATTATGAGAGGAAACCCCATTAGTATAATACCTATGATTTGGATGATTTACATTAATATCTACAATAGGTATTTGATTTCCTGTTTTAAAAACACTACCAAGTTTATATCCATTTTTTGTTAGAAAATGATTTGTCTTGTATTTTTCATAAAGATGTGATGCTTTCATCCATCCAAAAGAAGTTTCAAATAAGTGATCAGCATTACATCTAATGGATTCTCCACCATCAATCTTTAAAATGTATTCATCATAAATTCCTTTATTGATAAAGAAATTTACTGGAACATATCCATCAGGCGAATCAACTTCCACCTCATATCCATTATCAAGTAATGTTTTGATTTCAGCAATTGATGTTTCTTTTTCAATCCACATTTTGTATAAATAATAGTATTAGCAGTAGCAGGGACAAGGAATGTTTGATCGTATCTATTCTAACTTATGTGAGAACAATAAGTCAAGAAGAGAAAATTATAAAAAATATTCAGGATTACACGAACATCACATTGTTCCTAAACATATGGGAGGAACTGATGATGATTGCAACCTCACATATTTAAATGTTAGAGAGCATATCATAGCACATTATTTACTTTGGAAAATTTATAAAAATCCAAATGATCTAAGATCTATGAAAATGTTAGGTGCTAATTTATCACCACAACATAGAAAAATAATAGGAAAGTTTTGTAGAGATAATCAAATTGGTTTCTTTTCAACTCCAATAGAAGAAAGAAAAGAATGGATGATTAGAGGAATGGAAACTCAAAAACAAGAATTTTTAAACGATAAAGTTAAAAATTTTTATTATTGGAGCACAAAAGAAGGCAGAAAAGAAAGAGCATCTCTTGGAGGCAAGAAGAGAGCATCCAAAGAGTTTAATTACTGGGCATCCAATCAAGGAAGACAAGAAAGAGCATCTCTTGGAGGAAAAGCACATAAAGGTAAGAAGGTAATGCACTTACCAGGAACAAAAGGATGGAGAAGAATACTTCTAGAAGATATTGATATGAAGTTAAACGAAGGTTGGAAATTTGGAACTGGAGAACCAGCACCAAACTCCAAAATTAAGAAATCTTCCTAAACCTAATTTTAACTTTGGTTTCTGGATGAACACAACCAGCAAGCGCGACATTAAGAGTTTTATTAGGTAACCCACCTTTGGTAATTTTGTTAAAATACTCCAAATCAAAGGGGATTTTGTCTTCTTTTCTGTGATAAGATTCATATCTTTCTAAGTAATCCTTTAAATAATCGTGCCCAATATGGTTATCAAATCCAACGGCAAGTGCATCTTGAAGAATGCTTGGAATCGCATCTCTTCCTTTTTTTTCATCTTGCCCATCTGCGATTTTAATTGATTCCATCAACGCAAGATAAATTGCTCTATCTCTACACCACTTTTCGGTAGTATCAAGAAGCCAATTATAATCTGCGTGAGAATCATCAAGTTTTGATACATAATCGCAAATTGTTTTATATGTGTCTTCTGTAATATCCGTCCTTTTTTCAGTTTCAATTAAAAGAATTTCTTTTGTTGCTAATTGTTCATAAGCAACAATAAACTTACAGATTTCTTCAAAAACTACTTTCTCGTGTAAATTTTCAAAATATTCATTTTTAATAAAAGGCAACACCTTTCTACAATATTCATTATTGAATAATAAATTACGAAGAATTGTAGTTTCAACTTTTTCCATCATTTATAGTGAAGATACGTGCTTATAATATATTTTGGACCACTTACTGGTTCCAATCCCTTATGAGGAAACATCCATAGTGGTGGGAACACTATCAATCTACCTTTTTTTGGTTTGATAGTCAAATCAGTAAATACTGTTTCTCCTCCATCTTCTACATCATTTAAATACCAAAAAAATGAAAGAAATCTACGAGATGTTTCGTGGTCAATTACATCAACGTGAGTATCAAATGCTTCATTTTCATTTGGCAAATATCTTTTAATTCGATATTGTTCAAATGCATGGCTTTGAGGAAAAACTTCATCATATACAAATTCATAATATTTGTTTCTATATTCAAAAGTTTTTTGAATCAAATAATTCTGAATTTGATTGACTTCTTCAGTCAATCCACGATTTTCAGTTAGATTGAATTGTGTAAAATTTGGTTTTCTATCATTTACTACTTTTTCTTGCTTGTCTGCGACTTTTTCAAACATACTTATCAAAAAATCACAAATATTTTCGTCTAAAGTATCATCATAAATGTGAATTAATTCATTAAGATTTGCCATAACTAAATTTGCTCAACATAAAATATATCAGGATAATTACTTTCATTCGCTCGGTATCTCAATTGTCTTAAACTTAATCCATTAGAACCACCACTTCTTACACATTTAGAAGCATCTTCCCATATTTTACCATAAACTGAAATTGATTTTGAATTGTAATTTTTTACAGATTTTTTCTTTTCACTTATAAGCATTGATGATTCTTTAGAATTAATTTTTCCAAGTTTATTTAATAAAATACTCTGTTCTCTTTTCTTTTGTTTATATTCATCATTTTGATGTGATTGTTTCCATTTATCAGAATTTATTCTAGATTCAGTTAATTTAGTTTGATCCCTCTTACATCTATAAACTTGATCTTCATAAATTTTTTTCAATTCATCGTCTGATAAATTTCCACCTAATATTTGGAAAGCATACAAATCATTAATAGATCCACCAACTAACCACCTACGATGATGAACTTCTTGATGTAATCTTCTTGGAAGTTTAACAAGATTTTTTGGATCATCAGTTCCACCTTCAGATCTTGGTATTATGTGGTGCGTATCTATAAACATTTGTGTATGGTTAGTAACCATACTTATTTATATCATTTTCCATAAGAAAATTTTTGCCTAGCAATTTCATCAAGTGCTTGTAATACTTGAGGAGTAAAATATTGTTCTGGATTTTTTAATATTTCCTTTCCATATATTTTTTTACCATCAATTTCATATCTACCAGCAGTGTTTTTCCACAATCCACCAATCTCTCCAAGTTCCAATAAACCATAATACTTATCAAGACCTCTTTCATCATAATAAAGTCGTATTTCTACTTCTTGATTTTCTTTACTTAAACGAGATTTGACTAATTTTGATTTAATAATATTACCAATAACTTCAGTTCCATCTTTTTCTTTCTTTTTGGAAAGATAAACTATAGAAGAAGCTGCATACTTCAATCCACTTCCTCCAGATTGTTCTTGTGTTGGAACATAAGATCCCACAACAGAATATAAGTGATTAGTAACAATCATTGGAATTTTTGCTTGACCTAGTTTTAAAGTAAGCATACGAAATGCTCCTTTAATCAGTTGAGATTTAGTCATATCCCTAACCTCCTTGTCGTTCAAAGCATCGTTGATTTCCTTGCTGGTGGAAAGCATTCCCAAAGAGTCTAGTACAAAAATACAAGGATTTCTTTCTCCTTCAGGTTTCTTCATATACAGATCAACTGCTTTTAGTGCTTTAGTTCTAAATTCTTCTACTGTGACAACATTAACCACGACAGTCCTTGATGTGTCAATGCCTCGACTTTCCAAGAGGGATTTTGTAATGGCAGCTTCAGTATCAAAATACAAACAATATCCAGTAGGATTATTATCAAGAAAATTCTTGACGACTGCCAAACTGAAGAAAGTTTTTCCAGTGCTTGTTTCCCCCGCAATTGCAGTAATTTTATTACTAGATACACCACCAAAGATACTCCCACTAACAAGAGCATTGAATATGTAACTACCAGTGTCCACATAAGTCTCAGTTTCGTCAATATCTGATGCAAGTTGTGTGTATTCCCCACCGATTTCTTTTACAATATCTTGTAAAAAACTTAATTTAGAATTAGTCATTTTCTTTCTCCTTTGGTGTTTTGATTGCCCATCCAGGAACCCAATGAGTATATTGGTGTGGATAAGCATCCATTTGATTACACTCACGTATACTTACAATTCCTCCCATATCTCCATCAAATCTTTCCCAACATTCGTGAACTTCACACCACCACCAACAACACTCTTCATCATCCAAGTCGGTGTGTTGTGGTTCTCTGTCTGCTAAAGCAATTGGTTCTGGAAAGTCAATCATTTTTTTAATTACTATACAAGGAATTATACTACAAAAATTGAGCGCCGTCAAATATTTTGAGGAATAGCACAATATCCTTTATGTGATTTTATTCCTCTTTTATAATTAAGCATATTACACACAGTTGCTTTATCTAAATCATTTTCTCTACAAAATTCTGCTATATTTTTTCCACTAATTATTTGACCTTCTGGATTTATAATAGAAAAATCTTTACTTTTTTTCTTTACTATTTTATTGATGACTTCAATATCTCTTTTCTTTCCATATAAAAAATGCTTTTTTCCTTTTCTACATTCACTTAATTTTTTTCGTGTTTCTTCTGATACTTTTCTACCTTTATTTTTTTGACCTATTTTTCTTTTAGTTTCTTCCAAATGTGATTTTCCATAATTATGGGGCATTTTACCCTTTAATGCTTCGCTCAGTTTTTTCTTATG